TCGTCGTCTTCTTCTTCGTCGGTATCCACAACGTCGAAGTCGTCAATCGATGCAACAGATCCACCACCGGCTAGAGATTCGCCGTGTCCATAAAACTGAACACCTTGTAATCCGGCATTGATACGACGGCCGAAACTGTTGTCTTGCGCCCAAAGGTTCAGCTTCACTGTGACCCAAGCGCCCGCGTACAACTTCTCGTCGTCTTCTTCGAGGCGGGCTCTCTCACCATCGATTAGCGTTGGTCGTTTCTTGGTACTGGCATTGATGTACACAACCGTGTCGTCGTAGCCGTCGTAATCTTCTTTTTCTTCGCCGTCGTAGATGCAGATTTTCAGATCTTTCGGCTTTTTCTTTGGCCATTTTTCTGCCGCGCACTCGTCAATGAGTTCGTGCAATTCATCCATCTGTTTGTGATCCTTCGAGATGATGAATCGGGCGGTGTATTTCTTGTCATCGTTATGCGGGTTTGGCTCAAACAAATGTGGTAAGTCCAGCCTCACGCGATTAAGTCGTATTTCAAACATTGTCTATTTCCTCTTTACGAGTTAAGTCTTCAAAGTCGGCGGTGACGTCAATCGCTTCGCGTTTGTCGTTTGCCGGTGCGATGGTGGGCTTACCTTTCGGCTTGGTGATTAGGTCGCCAAATTTCTTGGCGAATTTCTTAACACCCATGATTTTTTCTAACGCGGGTGCTGTAATGAATTTGCGGGGGGCGTACGTATCAATATTGACCGTTCGCTGTTTCTTCAATGCGCTGAGAGCATCATCTACATCGGTCCATCGGCGGTTACTTCTACCCTCGACTAACTTCCATCCAGGGATCACGCCCCCGGTGCTCAGAGTGTCTAGAGCGTATTCTTCGATGGTGGTTAACCAGCTCTGAACCGACTTGATTTTCGTTAACATGTACGAGATTTCATCGGGCGTTACGCCGGTTGTCGTGGTTCGTACCTTGAACTTGGTTAAGTCCTCGAAGTCATCGGATACATCGTGTGCATTGACTTCGTGGAACTTGCGGCACGTCTGTTTCGCTGTACAGAACGTACAGTGGTCACCGGGGGTTGATTTCTCGACGACGTCGTCATCGGTTACCGCATTAGCATCGTCTATCGCGTTTCGGACTTCGTCTGCAAAAGCGAGTAATTCATCGCGGTAATAGGTGAATTCGTCGATGTGGTCTAAGCGAGGTTGATAAATCGCGAGGGTGAATTCTTCAATCTCGCAGATGTAATCGAAGCTTTGCATAACGCCAAGTGCGTAAAGCATTAGCTGTTTGTTACCTTCTGCAAACACCTGCACGCCTGCCCCGTATTTCAGGTCGATCACATAGGCGTGCTTTAAAGGAAAGTCGATTTTGACTGCATCCGACGTACCGTTATTCGGGAGTATCCCGATCAGGTCTAGTCGGTGTTCAACGAACAGATCGCAACCGATGACTTCATCAACGTATCTTTTATATCCATTGATGTGATCACACATCGCGGCATCAACTAAAATTGGTTCGCCGCCGTCATCTAAGTCTATAGTTGTATCTACAAACTCGAATGCATCGACGTTACCTTTTAGGCATCGCTCTGCGAGTTCATGGGCCGCGCTACCTTCACGCGCATATTCGCTGGTCTTATCGTTGAACGCGGATTCTTGATAAGCCGATGCAACACAACCCATGAACTTGCCCGCCCCCGAGGGGCGGAACATAGCTTCGATAGGTCTAGTCATCGGACTCGACCAACGCTTTTGCAGCCAAGTAAACTTCGGAAAGTTTCTCGTCTGGCACGTCGTCGAATTTTTTAAATCCTAATTCGTTTAGTAGTTCAAGCGTACGTTTTCTTTTCAGTACGTGAACTAGATAGTTTCGTATCTCCGGGCGTTCCGGAATATCTTCGTCCTTCGGTGCGGCTTCTTTCGTAGCCTTAGTTTTGGGTTTCGCTTTAGTCGTTTTTGCTGGTGGTGTCTTTTCGACTTCAGAGCCCTGTGAGGTCTCTAAGCACTTCTCTACTAGGGTGCAAAGCCGATTGATACCGGTCGCGATATCGTCTAATGTTTTCTCGATTGCCATTGCTTGATTCTCCAGAATCGTGGTTGTGGTTAATCAGCTCACTGGTGTTTTCGTTGGTAGCGGGGGCACCGGTGGGCTTTGTTACTGCGGGTCGTACATAGACATTTCCGTCGTCTTCGTAAACGAATTCAAACCCGAGACGGGCTAAGAACACGCCTAATACAACGTGCGGAACTTGGGAAGTTGGTTCGATAATTATGTTGTTTGTTGTTGAGGTGGGCATTTGATTTTCCTATGTAGTTAGCGATTTCATTTAGCTTTGAATTACCTTTTTCAATTTCACGTTTATAGTTGTTATGCCTAAAATGTAAATCAAACGTTTACAATGATCAAGTATAAATTCATAATTAGTTTCGGTAATAGTTCCGGTTTGGAACAAAGAAGTTTTTCGCAGGCATAAAAAAACCCCGTAAGAACGGGGCTTCTAGTCGGCGTCGATAGGGTTACTAATCGGGGCAGTAGATATCGTAAGCGGAGACAATATATTCGTTATTGTTGATATCGATTGAACGCCCTTTCGATGACGCCGTAACGAGATAGCCTTCTTTATGCTGATAGTTTGCCGTTATCCAACCGTACGAACCGAACGTACTGACGCTTTCCAAACAGGCTTGCTTAAATACGTCGGACATCAAACAAAAATCGTTTAGGTTCAGCTTCCGCTCGACCACGTCCACAGCGGTATAACCAAATAAACTGGTAAACCGTTTATTGCACCACCGTAGTTGGCCACACATCGTAAAAATCATCGCGCCAAATGGTGAGTCTTCTAGAAAAGGTAATGTCTTGTTCTCAATAGCAGTTTTAATATGGGCCTGAACGTCAGCAGAAAGCACGGGGTCCATTGCGCAGGGGATCGTCTGGTGGGATAAAGACACTGGCAAACATCCTAGTTAAGTGTTGAGTTTGGCTGTACACCTTGTACAGCTTCGACCTTAACTATCGTCCAAAATCCCTAAAATGGTGCATCCTTTGGATGGTTTTGTGCTCTGTGCACACTTACCAATCGTCTGAATGCGGCGCCGTATGGGTTGTAACGTTTCTTTACTTAGCGAGATTTCTTGACTGCGCTGCAACAATTACAAGGGATTCTAACGTCGACTCATCTAGCTTACCTTTTTCGAGCAATACATAGGCTTGTCGTAACGCGACCATCGTTGCTTCCGGAGGTAATTCGACGTTTAGTTTTTCAGCGCATTGGGAAAGTTGGAACAGTAGATCGCCGACCTGGTCCATCGTCACCCACTGCGAATTCTCTGCGAGATGGGATTCCTCGACGTTGAAGTACGCGCAAATTTTTTCGAGTAATGGCCGGCTAATTAAACGGTGTTTTATCGCTTCGTATAGCGTTTTTCGTGTCAGTTTGAGTTCCGCCGCGAGTCCGGTTTTAGTCAATCCTTCGTTCTTCATTAAAGCTTCTAGTTTGTCTACGTGGAGCGTCAGCACGTCATCGCCCGGTTGGTAAGGCGACGGTGCGGTTTCAACGCCTTCTGCCAACCATTGGGCATCTACGCCGATTTCGCGCGCTATATCCCACATCCGAGACCCGGGAATCCCGCGTGTTTTCCAACCTTGATAAGCCTGTCGGCTGATTTCAATCGAATCGCAGAACTGCGAGAGCTTGATATTTCGCTCCGATAACGCAGCTTCTAACCGCTGTATCGTTGGATGCGAATGTTGTTTTTTGTGTTCCATTTGGCGAAATGTAACCTTTTTGTGTACTAATTCAATAAATCTTATATTGAAATTCTTAAACTAATGGTTTATATTTTTCCCACAATAATTAAATAAATCTAATCAATGTTCGCTAACTATTATGAATAACCGCTATGAAAACACACGAAATCGTTGCCGAAACTTTAACGGCACCCATGAAATCCCATGCAAGCACGCGGGATACCACGCAATTGTTACTGCAACGAGCGCGAGAGGTTGGCCAACGTAATATCGCTAAGGCGACCGGGATGTCCGAGTCTACAGTTTCGCGTTGGTTTTCTGAAAACGTTGAAGCGTTAAGTGAGTCACTATCTTTTATGGGGTTAAAGGTCGTTCCGGCCGATAGCACTTGTATCAATGATACAGCCGCACTCGACAATATCGTTTGGCTAGCTCAGCGAGGTGCGGCTTCGCTCAGTGTTGATGACTTGCTGAAACAGGAGTACGCGAAATGACAGTTCAGGCAATAGAGACCTTTTACGCTGGGTACAAATTTAGATCCCGACTCGAAGCTAGATGGGCAGTGTTTTTTGATTCACTCAATATCGAATGGCAATACGAGCCTGAAGGATTTGAACGTTCTGAATTTGATGACGACAATAATTTGCAGATAGTGGATCGATACCTACCTGATTTCTATTTACCTAAAACTGAAACGTGGGTCGAAGTGAAAGGCGACTCAGGCGCGTTAGTTAAAGATTGGATCACGTGGGATTTACGAATCGACTTCGGCGGAATTCTACCGGGGGTTTGTGATTCGTACCAAACGGGCCGGGGGTTACTTGTACTTACCGACATCCCAAGAATCAAATATCAAACAGTAGTTCATCCGCTGTTCCAGCATTACAAAGGCACCATTAAATCGTACGCAATGTTCACCGAAGACGGTATCAAATACGTTAGTGCGTCTGGTCTTCCAGGATTCTTTTTTGACGAAACTATTGCCCCTTGCGAAGACGATTGGTCCGCGCAACCCGTAAATATTCGGGGTACAAATATGGATTGTAGGAAAATAGGGAAGGCATACGACAACGCCAGACAAGCGCGTTTTGAACACGGCGAGGTACCTTGCACCACAATCTAAAAACAGATGTATAACTACCAAGAATAGCCGGAGGTAATACGAGGTGAAAACTTGTCTCGCGTAGCGCGTGACACCAACAAACGCCCACCTGTTGAAGTTACGAACACTCCCAGCGCTTTGCAAGATCACGAGCGTTGGGTTGTCTGGAAACTAGTACACGACCCTAAGCGCAAGAAACCGCGCAAAGTTCCTCAATGCCCACCCGGTGCTAAACCACCCGAGGGCGAGAAGAAATGGTCGTGGAAGCATTCCGAGTGCTGGTTATCGTTCGTCGATGCCTTAGCGCTGTACAAAAACAACCCCAAAAAATACGACGGTATCGGCTTCGTAATGCTGGACATTACCGAAGATGTCTTCGCTGAGCCGATCATCGGTATCGACGTCGATGATTGTATCGACGAGTCCGGTAATCTAAACGATGTCGCCAAACGTTTTATCCGTGAAATACCAACCTATTGGGAAATCAGCCCCACCGGTACGGGTATTCGCGGTTTTTGCACCGGGTCAATCAAACGTGAGATTGATGTAGATAAAGTTGAAATCTACGATGGTTCATCAACGCGTTATCTCACGTTAACCGGCCGCAAGATAGACGGGTCAACCGATACCGTTCAACCTGGTGATCAAACCTTCCTCGACGAAATCATAGACGAGTACGCAAAGTCAGCTAAAGAGAAGAAAGCAACCGAGTACGGCGAGATGCCGGTACTACTCGACGAACACGATGCGTTACATGCGCTCGATGAACTCTTTGAAGTTGCCAACGAAGACCTTCAACACTACATCACAACCGGCTTACCGATTGGACGTTACGATCATGATGGTGGCTTAAGTGAGGTTGTCGCCGGTTTTATTCGTACCGCGTATTTAAATGCCTTCGATGATTCGCAAGTGTTGTCGATGCTCTGGTATCACGAACATACCCAAGCCAACTATAAAACGGAACGCGGAGACCGTCGCCTCGATTTCTTTTGGCAAGAGTGTTGTCGATGTCGGGGGCCGGTGGTCGCTGATGACTTTGACTTCTTAACCTTTGATGAATTCGAAGACGAAGAAACGGGCGAACCGTTTTTTCATGTTAGTGAACTCGAAGGGTTAGACATACCTGAACCGGATATGGTCGTAGAAGAGTTTATGCGTAACCGCGTGGTTACTTCGCTATATGGTGATGGCGGTATCGGTAAGTCTTTACTCAGCCAACAACTACAAACGTGTGTCGAACATAATCTTAAGTGGTTAGGGCGTGAAGTAAAACAAGGTCCAACGCTCGGCATTTATTGCGAAGATGATCGCGAAGAATTACACCGGCGTCAGCGAAGCATTAATCGGAAATACGATTTAAGCTACAAAGATTCTCCGAGCATTTACTTTTGGTCGCGAGTAGGGGAAGACAACACTCTAGCGACATTCGATAACAAAGGCACGATCAAATCGACGAGCTTTCTAAAAGCCGTACATAAGAAATGTCTCGACGTGAAACCCGTCTTACTTATTCTTGATCCCGCTACCGAGCTATTCGGCGGCAATGAGATAAACAAACGTGATGTCCGCCAATTCGTCAATCGACTAACGAAACTCGCACGTCGTCATAACATGGCGGTACTGTTGCTAGCCCACCCCTCGCAGTCGGGCATGGCTTCCGGTGCTGGTTATAGCGGTAGTGTTGATTGGAACGCGGCAGTTCGTTCACGTCTCTATATGACCAAAGATAAACACGACGACGACACCCGATATATCGAACATATGAAATCGAACTACTCGAAGAGTGGTTCAGTCGTGCAATTGATGTGGCACAACGGCTGCTTTTTATCGGAATTCGATATCAAGATGCAAGAGATATTGAACGAGAGAGCGGCCGAAGCCAATCAGGTGTTCTTGGAATACATGCGGGAATGTGAGCTGTCGAATATCGGCCTCGCCGTGAAAGCGAACGCTGAAGGTTACTTCGCCACGCGGTTCGCTAAATTCGCTAAACGGGACGGGTTCACTATCACCGTAGAGCAGTTTAAAAACGCCGCTGACGACCTCGAATTACAAGGTCGTATCGAGCAGCGAAGCGCCAATCGAAGACAGCAATATTTCCTAATTACAGGAGGAAATGAGTGATGCAAGTAACTTACAAGTGTTACAAGTCCCTACTTAAGTCATTGATTTCATTGATACAAGTGTTTTACAAGTCCACTTGCACGGTTTACAAGTGGACTTGCAAGTCTTTGAATTTAATAGAATTGTCAATTACAAGTGTTTTTACACAAGTACCCTTATTACATAAGGGTTGCCGCCTTAAGGCGCGGCACCCTATCTCATGTAATGTTTCGCGCTTGGCTTGCCCCCCGGTGAAATTATTTCGAGGTGCAACGTCATGAGCAGCAGACCCAGAGAACACGAAATGTTGCGCGACTTGATGTTCGCGGAATGGGTGCCGGTTGTCGTGGGTGAATTAAACGATGCCGGCGGCTTTCCGATGTTCACCATTGAATACAACTTACAGCGATTCCACGGCGAACCACCTGACCGCGGACATCCACCTGATTGGCCGGAAGCGGCTTACGTTATCGAACGCGAAGTGGTTCGACTACCTGACGAGTTACGGCAAGTTGTCATCGTCGAATTCGGGTTAGTCCGCGACGGTGATGGATATCGATTGAACGCGAAACAGCGAAGCGAACTGTTACACATGTCGCGAGCTAAATACCACCAGCTGGTTTATGCGGCACAGTCAGCGTTGTGGCAAAACGAAGAGATCAGGAAATATTGTTTAGCGATGGCGGCTTGATTCGCTATTTTTCTAAGGAGAATTTAATCGATGAATATACCAGACACAGAATTTGATACAGTAGTCGCAGCCGTCGTTGAAGCTATCGAAGCACGGCAGACAGACAACGGATATTACGAACCCGGGATGCCGCAGATTGCAACCAATCGTAAAGTCATCCTCCGATACGAAAAATTATTAGAAACAATTCGCAACTCGAATTAGCTGAATACGACTAAATCAATAACGTCTAAAAGAATCTGTCTAGACACAACTGTCTAGACACTAGTGTCTAGATCTTTACCGAGTGTCTAGACAGATCAACCGTTTTTGATTACCTTTCATGGTACGCGTTGAGAGATGCGCATAAATCAATCCCATATGTAGTTTACCTTTGTGGAAAAGAAACGACCCCGCCTAGTGCGGGGTTTTTTCGTTGGACCTTTTAAAACATGAATACCAATCAATCTAGCAGCGCTGAACAAATGTCGTTCTCGCTGTCGGATGTGATCGTGTCTATGTGGCTTGAACGCATATTAGGTCACGAAGGAGGCTTCAGTCTCGACCCAAATGATCGCGGTAACTATACAGGCGGCGAAGTTGGGATTGGTGAACTTAAAGGGACTAAGTGGGGCATCGCCTCAAATACCTACCCGCATCTCGATATCAAAAATTTAACATCAATCGACGCGGCGAAAATCTATCGTGCCGATTATCTCGAACCACTAGCGGCAGACCTATACGCCGATGGGGTGGCTTTTCAATTACTGGATTTCGCTGTGAACAGCGGACCACGACGAGCGATTAAATCGATACAGAAAGTGGTCAAGGTAAAAGCCGACGGAATCATCGGCGACAAAACCATCGACGCCATTAACCAATACAGCGAATCGGATTTAATCATGTTGCTAACTGCATACCGCATCGACTTTATGACGAGATTGAAAACTTGGAAACATCACGGACAAGGTTGGATGCGTCGGATCGCCGGGAATTTGCGTTATGGGGCGATAGATTCATGAGTGACGATTCAAAGATCGTTAAAGACATTGGCGATGCGTTGTCGCAATACGACCTGTACACGTGGCTTTGGGTTGCTGCTTTATCTTTGTGGGGCGGTACCGCGAATTTCTTTCGGAAACTAAAAGCAGGTGCGGTACGACCATTCAATTTTGTCGAGTTTATCGGAGAAATATTTATCTCTGGCTTCGTTGGTGTATTAACTTTTTTCTTTTGCGAGGCGGCAAAAATCTCACCGTTGGTGAGTGCTGCATTGATAGCGATCTCCGGACATATGGGTAGCCGCGCACTGTTTTTGTTTGAACAGATGTGGGCGAATCGATTAACACCTGGAATTAATGCAAACCCCAAAACATTCGAGAGAGATGAAAAATGATCACCAAATACTTAGGCATAGCCACCGCGTTACTTTTAACTGCATTGATTGCCTTGAGCGTGTACGCGAAGAACTTAACCGAAGACATCGCGGTGCACGAAGCAAACGTTGCGCAGTACGAATCAGCTATCGATGACCATATCGACGCGATTGACCAATTGATCGTAGAACGTACTCAAATGGATGAGTTGTTAAACCAAAGAGAGGAAGAGCACCAGCAAATAAAAACAAAATTATCGCAAACAAAGCGAAAACTCGCAGAGGCATTTCAAAATGATCCAGAAACTAAAACGTGGGGCGACACTAAGTTGCCTGTTGCTATCCTTGATAGCTTGCGTAGCACCCAAAGTGGTGACAAAACCCGTGGTGAAAAAACTAACACCACCGGCCCAACTTACTACGCCGACAATCGAACCTGTCATGACAGGCGATACGAACGAAGACCTTTGGTCGTGGGCAATGGACTTATTGGAGGCGCTTCGTCTAGCTAACGCTGACAAAGCGAAGATTCGCGAATGGGCAGAGTAACAACATTCGCAGCCATCGCGTTGATGGTAAGTTGCGCACCACTTGCACCGGCGAACGAACTTAAGTTCGTTGTCCCAGAACGGATGTGTGGTGTATTCGGGGTTTGGGTGAAGATGTTCTCGTCTATCGGTGATCCGGATAGTCAATTACAGATCATCTCTCAAGACAAACCCGACGCACATGTACGAGCTTATGTGTCAGCCTACAACTACTCGAAAGAGTTAGAGGGGTCGCACGAAGATAAGGAAGTGCAAGCGCGTGTTCTATGTCTACTGGCGCATCGTCAATCAGACGATAACCCCATTTACGATATTTAGTTTTGAGTTTACCGAAAGGTTGGGCGTCCGAAGCCTACTTCGAGTTCTGCGAAACTGAAACGCAGACTAAATACCTCAAAGCCGTGATAGAGCACGGTTCAAACACAAAAGCCGCCAAAGAACTTGGGATGGGGCGGAGAGCAATAGACCAATGCATGGCGCGTATATACAGCAACGCTGTGAAACGAGGCTATGACCCGCGTAACGGAGTAAACGCAACTTTACCAAGAGGACACACGGTAAAGGGAATTTCCCAACTGTTAGATGCTGAAGGCAATATAAAACAGCAATGGGTGAAATCTGACGCACAAAAGGACGGATCAGACGTTTTACGTGGCATTATTGATGCACTAACGGAAGAGATGCCGAGACTAGCCCCGGTGAAATATAAGGGGGTTGGCGGGTTCGCGGATCTACTTACTGTCTATCCGATTGGTGATGCACATGTTGGTATGTATGCATGGGCTGCCGAAGCAGGGGAAGATTTTGATCTAAAAATTGCCGAGCAAGATTTATGCGCTGCTTTCGACAGACTTATCGACAGCGCACCGTGTTCAAAGGAAGCTTGGTTGATCAACCTCGGTGACTTCTATCACGCCGACGATTCAAGAAACGAAACACCAGGACACAAAAACAAACTCGATGTCGATGGACGATTCGATAAAGTTATGTGGACCGGTGTCAAAATTCTACGATATGGTATTGATAAAGCACTTAAGAAACACGAGACCGTACGAGTAAGGGTAGAGAAAGGAAACCACGACCCACACGCCGCTGTAGCTTTAACGATGGCGTTGAAAGCGCTATACGAGAAAGAGCCCCGAGTCATCATTGAAGACACACCAGCGAACATGTGGTTTCGCACCTTTGGCAATAACTTAATTGCTACCACGCATGGTGACAAACAGAAGCCTGAAAAATTACCTTCGCGATTGGCTGTTGATGCAATGCATGAATGGCATCGCGAATTCAAATACATCTTACACGGGCATTTCCACACAACAAAAGTAACCGAAGACCTAGGCGTACACGTTGAAGGGTTCCGAATTCTCGCGCCAAACGATGCTTGGCATCAAGCGGCCGGATATAGATCAGGGAAAGAAATGCAATGTCTTGTTTTCGATAAAGACTGCGGCATCCTGGAACGACACCACGCCGGGTTAAGGCTAATCCGGAAACTACAAAAACGTGAAACTAAAAATAGTCGGTAAGACCTATACGGTCGATTACGTCGATCCTGACATGCTAGATAGTGGTTGCACGTACGGCTTATGTTTGCCGGACAAACAGAAAATTCTAATAGCGAAAGACTTGGCGCCTGAAAAGTCGCGTGAGGTTTTATTGCACGAAATTCTACATGCAGTATGGGACGGGATGGATATCGGGTTTTCCGAAACCACCGAAGAGAAAGTCGTCTCAGCAGAAGGTAAAGGGTTGGCGGCTTTCATATTCGACAACCCGAAAGAAGTACTCGACGAAATATTCAAATAGGTTTCATGTAGTGCCAGCGACTTGGGGCCGATTAATTCGGCCCATTTTTTATATTTATTGGTAAATTCATATGGCTAGAGAAACGCCTAATTACACGTTAAAAATAACGCAGGGCGCTACCCTAAACTTGCCAATGACGTGGAGAGATAGCGCGGGTGCTGCTATTGATGTGACCAGCTACACAGCGGTGTTGCGTGCGAAAGAGAAAATATCTGATAGTGCAAACGTACTAGATATGACGAGCGCGAACAGTCAAATTGTTGTGGGTAATACGAATGGGATATTCACTCTAGCGCTAACCGCAGCAGAGACCGCCGCGTTATCTTTTAGAAAAGCGATATACCAAATGGAAGTGACTTCGCCTGCGGGTGTTGTGACACGACTAATACAAGGTACTGTTCTTGTATCGACTGAACTCATCGTATAGACATGGCTGATCCGACAGTCACAATAGTCGAGACCATCACGACTTTAGAGATCAATGAAAGTAACTCGACCACCACGGTGGAGATACAATCGGACTCAGTAGAAGTTATCGAGGTCGGTATCGCCGGACCTGCTGGATCTTCAGGTAGCGGATCTGTTAGCGGTACAGGTTTAATAACGCAGACTGCTGAAGGACCAACGGTTCAAACCGTCCGAACGATCACAGGTACGTCTAACCGTATCAGCGTCACGGATGGCGATGGTGTTTCAGGCAACCCGACTTTAACGATTGCAGATAATGCGGACTTACCCGGAACAGCGGGTATGTTGTTACCAGCTGGAACTACAGCACAACGAGTCGATACAGCCCGACGTCTTCGATACAACACGCAAACCAACATCATTGAATGGTACAACGGTACCGATTGGATTCAGCCGGGCACAGCGGGCGGAGAAGCAAACCAAAACGCTTTTGCGATTGTTACCGGTGATAGTGGATCAGCTAATGCTGATGCGACACAAGACACGATAGCTTTTACCGGCGGCGATGGTGTTGTGACATCCGTTGCCGAGACACCCGACGGCTTAGTCATTGATCTAGACGTAACGGGGTTAACGAATCTTGGCGGCGCGCCCGCTACTGGTGATTCGATAATTGTTTACGACGTTAGTGCTAGCGCGTTACGAGAAGCGACTGTAGGGAACGTATTTACTAGCCCTGCGTTAACTGGAACACCTACAGCCCCGACAGCGGCCCCCGGGACAGACTCGACGCAACTTGCGACAACTGCTTTCGTTGAAGCGGCTGTAACGGCGGGTGGTGGAGGGGATGCGAACCAAAACGCTTTCTCAATTGTCACCGGTGATACCGGTACCGCGACATCTGATATACCAGAAGATACCTTAGTCGTCGCAGGCGGCAGTGGTATAACTACTGTTGCAACAGATGGACCAGAAACGGTAACGATCAGTTTCGATATCTCCGGATTAACCGATCTAGGTGCTGCACCGGCAACCGCTGATAGCCTAGCCCTGTTAGACGCTTCGGTCCCGGGCTTGCGGGAAATGACAATCGGTAATTTATTTACCGGTCCAGCATTTACGGGAGTACCAACTGCGCCGACGGCTGTTGTTAACACAAACACCACTCAACTTGCGACAACAGCTTTTGTTGTTGCCGAGATCGCGGACGCCGGAGGCGGTGGGGGTGAAGCGAACCAAAACGCATTCTCTATCGTCACTGGGGATACCGGCACAGCGACATCCGATGTAGCTGAAGACACACTAGTTGTTGCAGGTGGTAGCGGTATAACAACCGTTGCTACTGACGGACCCGAAACGGTAACGATCAGTTTCGATATCCCTGGTTTAACGGATCTAGGCGCGGCCCCTGCAACGGCCGATACCTTAGCTATTTTCGACGCATCGGCCACGGCTTTGCGCGAAATGACAATAGGGAATTTGTTTACAGCCCCTACGTTTACTGGGATACCAGCCGCGCCAACCGCGTCTGTTAACACGAACACCACACAACTTGCGACTACAGCTTTTGTAGTTGCCGAGATTGCGGACTTCGGCGCCGAAGCAAATCAAAACTCTTTTTCGATTGTCACCGGTGATACAGGTACCGCGACATCTGATATTGCAGAAGACACGTTAGTTGTTGCAGGTGGTAGCGGTATAACAACTGTTGCTACTGATGGACCAGAAACGGTAACGATTAGTTTTGATATTCCTGGATTAACAGACCTGGGCGCAGCACCAGCAACCGCCGATACATTGGCTATATTCGACGCATCGGCAACGGCCTTGCGTGAAATGACGATAGGCAATCTGTTTACAGCCCCGACATTCACAGGAGTACCAGCGGCGCCGACAGCAGCTGTTAACACCAATACAACCCAACTTGCCACAACAGCTTTTGTCGTTGCTGAGATAGCAGATACTGGTGCGGAAGCAAATCAAAATTCATTCTCAATTGTCACCGGTGATACAGGTACCGCAACATCTGACATTGCAGAAGACACCTTAGTTGTTGCAGGTGGCAGCGGGATAACAACCGTTGCTAGTGATGGCCCTGAAACGATAACGATCAGTTTAGACATCCCTGGATTAACGGATCTAGGCGCCGCGCCAGCTACGGCTGATAGCTTGGCCATTTTCGACGCGTCGGGCACAGCCTTGCGCGAAATGACAATCGGTAATTTATTTACCGGCCCAACTTTTACGGGAGTTCCAGCAGCACCGACTGCGGCACCCGGCACCGACTCAACTCAAATTGCAACAACTGCCTTCGTAGAAGCTGCTGTTACGGCCGGGGGCGGGGGTGGTGGTGCGACAGTAACAGCGTCGTCGACCGAGCCGGTATCGCCAAGCGCCGGTGATCTTTGGTATCAGACAGATGACGGCGTCATGTACATCCGTTTCGACGACGGTGACACGACACAGTGGGTGCCAGTGGATTCACAGGCGACTGTTGGTTCCGGCGTCGTTGTACAAGAAATCGAAGCTGAACCAGACGCAACATTTAGAAGTACGACAGCGACGTTCCCTTTTGACGACACGATCCCTCAGAGCACTGAAGGAACAGCGCTACCAAACGAGGTCACCATCACGCCAACAAGTGCGGCAAATCGGCTCGTAATAGAGGTTGAAGCCCCGATGTCTATATCTGCATCAGCTCACATGATACTAGCGCTGTTCAAGGACAGCGATACAGGCGCATTGGCAACCATCGCCCATGACGGCGTCGGAGTTAGCGCGGTGTCATCGCTGATAATGAAGCACACGATGGTCGCGGGGACGACAAGTCCGATTACTTTCAAACTTAGATACGGGGGTACTTCTGGGACTACTTACTTAAACGGTAATAACAGTGCCCGTCGATTTGGCGGAACCATGAACACCCGTCTACGTGTCAGGGAGCTACGAGTCTAATGGCTGCACTAGATTTTCCATCATCACCAACAACCGGTGATCAATATGTCGGCGACAACGGTGCGATATATGTTTTTGATACGAACCGTTGGAAATTATTCACACCGCAAGTAAACCTTGCTGAAACCGTGATGGTCGAAGTGTTTACCGCTAGTGGTACTTGGGTTAAGCCGTCTGGATTGATTTATGCAGAGATAGACGTCGTCGGCGGCGGTGGCGGTGGCGGTGGCGGCTCTAGCGTGAACGGGTCCGTTGGATCTGGCGGGGGCAGCGGTGGATACGCAAGAGCTACCATCCTTGCATCGGATTTAGGCGCTACAGAAACTGTTACTGTTGGCGCTGGTGGTACCGGTGGTAGTTTTGGGAACGGCTCAGTTGGCGGGACAACTACCTTCACTCGCACAACCGGCGACAATTTGGTTGCAAATGGCGGGGAGGTTGGCGCTGGTAGAACTTCCCCTAGTTCAGTCTCTAACGGCGGCGCCGGTGGAACCGCAACAGGCGGAGATATAAATATTGAAGGCCGCACCGCTCTTTCCGTCCCAGGTTTAGGCAGTACTGGAAACGTCGGTGGGAAAGGTGCGGACGGGTTTTTAGGATCAGGCGGGTTAGGAGCAGCAGCAAGCGCTGGCGGCGCTGGAGCAGGTTTTGGCGCTGGCGGCGGCGGCGGCCGACGTACTGGCGGAGGTGTGAATGGTGCAGGCGGCGCAGGTGCAGCTGGTGTCGTTATTGTTACCAGTCACATTGCCGCACCACGTGCAGCAGCAGGTTTGCTAGTCACAGGTGGCGTAGGTCAATCAGTGCTCTTCACTGCTAACACGACCGATGCTACTCAAACGGATATGACCTATGCAGGTGATGGTAACTTCGTTATTCCCGCCCAAACCGCAGTTGGTTTTGAAGCCTACATCACTGCGCGCGACACTGGTTCTGATGATGCGAAAGCGTGGACAGTAAAAGGGCTTATCGCGCGAGACAATGCAAACAACACGGCGATTGTTGGATCAGTTGTTAAAGAAATTATTGCCGAGGACTCAGGTGCATCTGATTGGGATGTCACGATTGAAGCCGATGACACTTCAGAGTTACTAGAAATCAAAGTCACAGGCGAAGCCGCTACGACAATTAGCTGGCGAGCCACGATGATGTTCAATAGTGACAACGGGAATTTATCCGTTGGTGTCACTAATACCGATGATATCGGTGTACTTCAAATAGTTGAGGGTACACCCCACACAACATACGGTACGACCACCGCTACTTTTAATTTTGACGACACCATCCCTCAAAATACGGAAGGAACCGACACCATCGGTGGAGTTACTCTACCCTCGGTGACGATCACACCGAAAAGTGAGTTTAGTCGGTTAGTTATTGAAGCGAGCGTCCCTATATCTGTAGATAACGCTGGTTCAGCGACCTACGGGATTGCAGTATTCCAAGACTCTACTGCAGACGCCATTGCCGCGATGGCAGGTGCTGGAGAACAAAGTCTTGTCGAGAACGTTATTTTGCGACATGAAATGGTGTCGGGAACTACCAGCGCTACAACGTTTAGTTTAAGAGTTGGTTCTAACGGCACGATTGCGGTAAATGGTACGGCGATAGCTCGCTTATTCGGCGGAGTGATGGCAACTCGCATACGAGTGACTGAGTACCTCGCCGATAATCAAATCCTCTCGAACACGATTTTGCAAACCGGTGCTTTGGTTCAAGAAATTGAAGCAACTCCGCACACAGCTTACGGTAGCACGAGCGCCAACGTAGCGTTTGATAACTCTATTCCGCAGAACACGGAGGGGGCTAACTCAATCGGCGGTGTCACTCTGCCAACATTGACGATCACGCCCACAAACGCGAACAATCGCTTGGTTATTGAATCGAGTTATGAGGGACAAACTAGTGTAGCTGCGGCAATGACGCTGGCGTTATACCAAGACGATATAGCGAGTGCTATTGCAGTTGGTTCAACAGGGACTGCTGCGGGTTTTCAGACACAGGTAATAATGAATCACGAAATGGTAGCGGGTACAACCGACCCCATAACGTTTTCCACTCGCGTCGCGGCCAACGCAGGAACCCTTTACGTACACGGCAGTTCTTCTAACAGAATATATGGCGGCATCTCCGCTATGAGGCTCCGCGTCAGGGAGATTAAAGCATAATGGAATTTGATCACGTCAATGAAACTATCACGGGGCGGGTTGGTGCGCTTGCTGGTATTGCCTTCGCAAATATGTTGCACCTTGTACCAGAGAGGACTGTTACATCTGTTGCAAATGAAGACATCACTGACTTACCAGTGGGGTTAGGGTTGTTGATGCTTGTCATCCACGAATACCGCCCAGTGACCGATTCTTCTTCGCTTCTTCTGCAAACTAGTACTAACAACGGTTCATCATTTAACTCTACGTCTGACGCCTATCACTGGAGTCGAATGTACAACACCGTCAGCAATGGTTTCTCAGGTAATCTGAACTTCACCACCGGTAACGCAATGCTAATAGCTGATGCGCTGGGTAACGTCTCGGGTGAGAACACCTCCAGCATTCTGTTTATCACAGGAGTCCGAAATGCAGCAATAAAAACCAGCATGCATGCTATCACGCTGTTGGGTAATACAGTGGGAACGCTTAACCCAGTGGTAACGGCAGCGCAGCGCACTGGCGCAGAAGACAATAATGCTTTTCGATTATCTTCTAGCAGCGGGAATATAGCCACCTTGACCTATTCAGCATATGGGTTGCTTGCTTAAAGCCGTGCCTTACTCACCCCCGACACACGGGATACATCCTGACTTAGTAGATAACAAACCTAAACGGATGAGTGCAGCCAAGCGGGGCTATGGCCGTAGATGGCAGCGCTATCGCCTGAGTTATTTAAAGGCTAATCCATTGTGTGTGAAGTGTATCGAGCAGACCAAAGCAATTGCTGCTGAGGTTGTTGATCACATCATTCCGCATAAGGGTGATCACGACTTGTTTTGGGATAAGAACAATCATCAACCCCTTTGTACCCCTTGCCACAACTACAAAACAGCCACGGAAGACGGCGGTTTCGGTAGGTAGGCAGAGGGGGGAGGGTAAAAAGTTTTATTTGTACAAACGTAGACCGCCCCCAAAGCGTGCATTTTTTTCCACAAAAAATGTTTCGGAAAACGGCCTAGTATTTGAAATGCTGGTAGCTTTCAAGCAGGATAAGGGAATATACGTTTGTAGATACCAAATTGAATTATGAACATTGAAGGGGTATTTGTTGCTTTCTCGACCGCGGCTGCAGGCTCAGGTTTCTTCTATTGGCTGCTAAGGCGATCGTTCGATTCGAGATTTCGCGAACTTGAGGCGAAAGTTGAAGCGCAGGCTAAGGAACAAGGACGACGGAGCGGTAAGGTATTCGACAAATATTTTGAAGCAGTTATGGAATCCGCACAATTGATGCATCGCCTCGGGCACAATTTGATGGCTTATTGTGATATGGCGGAACAAATGGAGGTAAAGGGACAGTTAGGCCAAGATAGGGTGGCGGAGATTTCGCGGTGGGTAGAACATGCGAGAAGTAACGTCAGCCGTATGCACGATACTATGGCCACGGCAACCCTTTTAATGCCATTAGAAATAAGGGAGGCTCGCCGACAATTTGAACAGAGTTTTGAACAGTTTCTATTGCAATACGATTCTTGGCGAGCAGACTTGAAAACGACGCTTCCTTCGAATCTAGAATGCCGAAAATCGCTTTCTGATTTGACCTCCAAGTTTGACGTTATACGCAAAAGTATGAATGAATTACTTGACGTTTAACCTGCCATCTTTGGTTAGATCTACCTAAACATCCAACAAACCCGGTCACAGTGTCGGGTTTTTTTATGCCCGGTAAAAACAGATGGGAAGACCAAAGACAGCCACTAATATCCTAGATGCACGAGGTGCATTTAAGAAAAACCCGGATCGCGCTCGCCCGAAAGAACCGAAGCCAAAAGGTAAGTTCCGAAAAACGCCACCGACGCACCTGACCGATTTACAGAAAACTTGCTGGAAAGAAATCGTTAAACAAGTCCCACCCGGTGTTCTAACAGAAGCCGACCAAGTGACGTTCGAGATAATCGTCATATTGTTCGCCGAGTTCAGATTGAAAGGCGCAAAGATGTCGGCGGCGCACTTAACGCGAATGACAGCCATGATGGGGCGCATCGGACTAGATCCAGCGGGTCGCGCAGGGTTAGTTGTTGATACCGGTGACAAACCAAACAATACCGGCTTCGATGATTTCTGATGACCTACTGGCAACGCGCGGCGGCCTATGCCGACGCGGTATTGAATGGTGACATTCCCGCAAATGTCTTCATCAAACTGGCGTGTGAACGTTTTGTAAAGGATTTACAACGCGATGACATCTACCCAAGCGAGGAAGGCGAACGGTGGTGTAGGTTCCTGGAGCGGTTACCGCACGTTAAAGGGCCGTGGGCTTCACGTGGGGAGACGTTAAAGCTAGGTGATTGGCAGATATTTGCGACTATCAACCTATACGGTTGGTACTACACGGCAACGAACCTACGTAGATATCGCGAAGGTTTTATCCTGGTTCCGCGTAAAAACGGTAAATCGTTTTGGGTATCAGGTTTAGCACTTGGTCATCTGTGCATTGATGGCGCTTACGGCGCCGAAGTCTATTGCGGGGCAGCCAGTGAAAAGCAGGCATACGAGGTCTTCAAACCGGCGAGACTAATTTGTAAGCGTCTTCCGGGGTTGCGCGAACGCTTCGGAATTGAAGTAAATGCAAAGTCACTCAACAGAATAGGTGATGGTTCTTCATTTGCGCCGGTCATTGGTAACCCCGGTGACGGTTCGTCTCCTTCGGCGGCGATTGTAGACGAATACCACGAACACAAGACGAACGACCAAGTCGATACTTTCGTCACCGGGATGGGTGCTCGTGAACAGCCAATGCTGTTACAGATATCGACAGCCGGTAGTGATATCGGCGGCCCGTGTCATACGAAACAGATGGAAGTGCAAGATATCTTGCGCGGTTCCATTGAAGACGACACCGTTTTCGGTCTCATCTATGGCATAGATGAAGATGACGAATGGGACACGATAGAGGCACAGAAAAAAGCAAACCCAAACTACGGGGTTAGCGTTGGTGAACTGTTCTTAGAAACCGAGCTGAAGAAAGCTAAGCGTTCGGCGACATATCAGAACAGATACCGAACCAAATACTTAAACCAATGGGTAGGTGCTAAAACGGCATGGATGAACATGCTCGCTTACCAGAAGTGTCGTAATAAAGACTTAAACATAGAGAGCATGAAAGGTCGCGATGTCATCGTGACATTAGATTTGGCTTCTCGAAAGGATTTCGCAGAAATCGGATTGTTGTTTCCGAAGGGAGACAAGATGAAGGCTTTTGTGAAGCACTATTTACCCGAAGACACGATACACGAAACCACCAATAAGCGGCTACACGATTGGCACGCAGCAGGGTGGATTGAAACGACTGAAGGTAACACGATTGATTTCCAGCAACTCGAAGACAAGTTGATAGAAATTAAACGCGATTACAACGTTATTGATACAGCGTACGACCCTTTTCAAGCGACTTATCTAGTCACTCGATTGCAAAAACTAGGATTCCCATTAACAGAGTTCAAGCAAAACTTGTTCAATATGAGCGAGCCAATGCACGAACTCGAAGCGCTAATACTCGAAGGAAATATCGAATTCGAGTACGACCCGGTGTTGATGTGGCAGTTCGGTAACGTTGTCGCGAAAGTAGATGCGAAGGGAAAAATTTATCCAAACAAAGAACGAGACGAAGCAAAGATCGACGGCGTCGTTTCGATAATCATGGGCGTGGGCCGAAAGATAGTTAGTAAAGGCCCGGGCTTAACGAAGTCACGCGGAGTTATTGTGATATGAAAGATGCACTAGAAGATGTCCTTTGTGGCTCCGGCGCGATAGCAGTTTCTTACGGCGCCTATTTAGTTTACGAGCCCGCTGGTTTTATTGTCGGTGGATTACTCCTTATCACCGGCGGATTCTTTGTCGCCAAAGCAAAGGGGCATCGCTAAATGGGCATCCTTAGCAATGCGATAAACAATCAGACGGACGGAAGCACTATCAGTACGTCCGCGGATCTCGCTGCGTTCCTTATACACGGTGGTTTCGACAGCACTGCGGGTATAAGCGTCACACCCACAACGGCTATGGGCGTCGCCGCATGGTCATCCGGCGTGAGCTTAATAGCTGAAGCTATCGCACAGCTACCACTGAAGGTCTACAAGAGGCTTCAACCGGAAGGTAAAGAAGTCGCTATGCAGACTGCTATTTGGCGTGTACTTCACGACAAACCGAACGGGTTTCAAAACTCATTTGAATGGCGCGAGATGATGACACTTCATCTCGTGCTTTGGGCGAACTGTTATTCGATTAAAACGTTTAACGCCCGTCGCGAAATCCTCGAAATGCTGCCGGTTCACCCGACACGCGTAAAACCGAAATTGGATAGTTCGTTCAACGTCGTTTACGAAGTGAGAGGACCGGAAGGGCAAGTCGAGACATTTCCTAAATCAAGAATATTCCATATCAAGGATCGACAATTCGGCGACAACATGGCCGAAGGCCGACCACGTATTCTAGATGCAAAGAACACTCTAGGGCTCGCATTAGCGGCGGAAAAGTGGGGCGGACAACTATTCGGTAACGGTGCGCGCCCTAGTGGACTGATATCAACCGAAGAACCTGTTGGTGACGAAGAAGGTGATCGAATTATTGAGTCGTGGACGAAAGCCCACGGGGGTGACAACGCACTAGGGACAGCGATATTAGACAACGGGTTTAAGTGGACGCCGTTGGTGATGAACAATACCGATGCCCAGTTCTTAGAAACCCGAAAATTCCAGATTGCCGAAACGGCTCGAATCCTACGTATTAACCCGGTGTTACTCGGAGAGAACGACAAAGCATCGCTAAACAATGCAGAGACCTTCGGCATTCAATTTATCAAATTCACGCTACTACCTTGGATTCGTCGATGGGAATCGGCGATTAACGATCAGTGCATCGCTGAATCGAAACGTGGAGAAATCTTTGCCGAGTTCTTAGTTGATGGACTAGAGCGTGGCGACTCTGCATCCCGGACGGCTTACTACACCGCCGGTCTCCGTGATGGTTGGTTGAACCCGAACGAAGTACGCGGCAAGGAGAACATGAATCCGATTGATGACCCTAGCGCCGATGAATACCGACGTGCCGAAAGCATTCACGGGCCTGATGATGAAGAAAACGACATAGACGAACCGGAAGATCCGGATACTGAAGAGGAAGATACCGATGATTGAGCTACCCAAAGGCGCGCATCGTGGGCGCCGACGTTACTTTGCGAAAGTGAATCCACGTTTTGAAGTGGAGGTTGCCGAGACAGGCGCGGACCTTTTGATTTACGACGAGATATCTCCGTTCGGTGTCAGTGCCACGCAGATACGCCAAGCGTTAGACGAAATTGACGCACCGGATATTAATGTACGAATTAACTCGCCGGGTGGTGATGTGTTTGATGGTATTGCTATCCACAACGATTTACGAGCACACCCAGCAGACATACACGTACACGTCGTTGGTTTAGCCGCATCCGCAGCTTCATTAATCGCGATGGCCGGCGACACTATTACGATGGCCGACAACGCACATCTCATGATTCATAACGCGTGGACATTAGCTGTTGGCGACCATAACGACTTACGTGAAATGGCGGATATATTACAAGGCATAGATACAACGCTCGCGCGAACGTATGCAAGTCGCACTGGCGTCGATGTCGATGATGTCACCGCAATGATGGACGCCGAAACGTGGCTCAGTGCTGATCAAGCAATAGAATTAGGCTTTGCCGAAGGCGTTGGCGAAAACGAAGATGTAAAAGCACTATTCGACTTAACAGTATTCAACCGAGTACCGAACTCGGTGAAACGACAAATTGAAGGTAGCTTGCGCGATGCAGGTTACTCGAAATCGGAAGCCATCATCGCATGTGCGAAAGGTTTCCATGCGCTAGGCCGGAGTGAGTCCGGCAATCCATCCCGGAGTGAGTCTGTGGATCAGGAAGTGCACGCTTCATTAGAAGCAGCAATCCAAAACTTCCGCGTTTAGCGGAAATTCCCATAACTTACTTTTCCGGCCTATAGAAAGGCCGATAGAGGTGTATTGAAATGAGTAAAGAATTACTAGCACTCGTGGAAGATCTGAACACGACCGTTGTCGAGTTCAAAGCGAAACACGAGCAAGAATTGAAGGAAATCAAAGCGAAAGGTGTTGCCGACCCCTTACTTACCGAGCAGGTGAATAAGATCAATGACAACGTCATCGAACTGAGTGAAAGAATTGAAACTACCAAAGCCGAATTGAAACAGGTAGAAATTCAGGCTGCACGTCCAGCGTTTGGCGGCACCGGTGAAGCTGCCGAGAAAGAGCAAGCCTTAGCGAATCAGTTTTTTAGCGCTGTTCGCGGCGAGCCAGTCAACGCTAGTGAAGGTGAAATCGAGTCTGTACGAGAGTACCGCCCAGCGTTTCAAGGTTATCTGCGACGCGGTGATAAAGGTCTTGGCGAATTGCAAAATGCCTTGTCCGTTGGCTCTGATCCTGATGGCGGTTATTGGGTTATGCCTGACACAGGCGGCCGAATCGCGCAATTGGTTTATGAAACATCCCCACTGCGAAGTGTAGCGGCGGTTCAGTCAATCGGTACTGATGCTTTGGAAGGCATCAACGACCTTGATGAAGCTGGCGCCGGTTGGGTTGGTGAGCAACAAACTCGAAGCGAAACGACTACACCACAAGTTGGTAAATGGCGTATTCCCGTTCACGAGCTGCACGCTTCTCCGAAAACGACTCAAAAGCTTCTCGACGATTCGATGGTTAACGTTGAGTCCTGGCTCGAAGGCAAAGTTGCGCGACGATTCGGTCGTTTAGAGAACGCTGCGTTCATCAATGGTGATGGCGTCGCTAAGCCTCGTGGCTTCCTAACTTATGCATCTGGTACCCCTTCTGCATCCGCTTGGGATGTTATGGAGCGGGTGAACACAGGTGTTAATGGTGGTTTCGCAGCCTCTCCGACTAGTGGTGACGTTTTCCACGATGTTATGGGTGCTTTGAAAGCGGAGTACTTGAATGGCTCCGTTTGGGTGATGAACCGTACGGTATTAGCTGCTGTTCGTAAGTTGAAAGACGGCGACAACAACTATCTGTGGGAGCGTTCCTTTGACGCGTCGCAGCCGTTCCAAATCCTTGGGCATCAAGTGATTCGTATGGAAGATATGCCCGCCCTCGGGACCGGTTCACTGTCTATTGCGTTTGGTAACTTCGGTGAAGGCTATCAAATCGTAGACCGTATCGGTATTCGAGTGTTGCGCGACCCGTTCACCTCAAAAGGTAACGTCGTTTTCTACACCACGAAGCGAACCGGTGGCGATGTCGTTAACTTCGAAGCTATCAAGCTTATGAACTTTGCGGCCTAACTTTTTGCAGCTTATTAGCAAATAAATTGAACGCATAACTAGAGGATTACAAAGATGCGAGATTTAACGAGTGGCCTGCAACTAGCAGGTGCGGAAGTAGTAACGGTATCGGATACCACCGCTGTGGTGTCTCCGATAGTCGATATGCAAGGTGCAGACGGCCTTGTTTTTCTAATTGGTGCGGGAACCCTTGCAGACGCCGACGCGACTTTTACCGTGTTGGTTGAAGAAGGCGATGTTTCTAACCTGTCGGACGCTGCTGCGGTTGCAGATGTAGACCTGAATGGGACTGAAGCATTGGCAGGATTTCAATTCGATGACGATGATGAAGGCCGAAAGATTGGCTACGCCGGATCGAAGCGATACGTCCGTTGCACGGTAACCCCAGTGGCTAATACTGGTAGTGCTCCGCTTGCCATCATCCCAGTGAAAGGAATGCTAACTAATCAACCAGGTAGCAACCCCTAAATAGTCCGTAACCAATACGTATAGATTCAGAAGGATCCTATACATAACAACGAGGAAGGGTGCAGTAATGCACCCTTTTTTTATTATGGTTTTACTTAAAGCAAATGAAGAATTCGTTGGCGCCCCGAATGGATTTGATACACGCAAGATCGAAAAAGGCGAAGTTTTTGAAGCTTCTGATGATTTTGGCTTGCTGGTGTTGGATGATGGTAGTTGCGAAGTAGCTGCCGACTCCGATGAAGTAGAAGAAGACGATTTCGACGACGAAGACGTCTAGAAATGAGCTTAATAGTTGCAACACCGCCGGTCTTCGAGCCTATAGATATTGATTACGTAAAGTGTTGGACGCGTATTGACCAAGACGCGGACGATGTCGTTCTCAATAGCTTGATCCTTGCCGCACGAGAGTATGTAGAGAAATTCACGCGCCGTGCATTGATCACCCAAACGCTCGAAGAACGTTTTGATTGTTTTCCGGGAAACTGTTTCGAGCTTCGTCGATCACCCGTTCAAAGCGTCACCAGTATCGAATATTTCGATATTAATGACGTCGAGCAAACGGTATCAGCGACCACGGTGTACGAAACAGACTTAAATTCGGAACCGGCGCGTATTGCTCTGCGCGAGGGTGGCGTTTGGCCGACTGTAGATTCGCGTCTAGATCCGGTCAAAGTCACCTACGTTGCGGGGTACGCAACACCTGAAGAAGTGCCGGAATCAATCCGCCTAGCAATGGCTATGTTGGTCGATCATTGGTACGAGCATAGATCCCCGGTGACCGAATTAAAGTTAGCGCAAACACCTATCAGTGTTCGAGCGTTATTAGCCCAAAACCGTGTGTATTAATCATGGAATCGGGCAAATTAAATAAGCGGGTTGAAATACAACGCGCAACGAAAACCGATGACGCGTCCGGTACTCCTGTTGAAACCTGGGCGAAACTCGCTGACGTTTGGGCTCAACTAAAACCATTACGTGCTCGTGAGATCGTCCAGGAAGGACAAGTACAGGGCGATTTAACGCATCAAATCCGTATTAGGTACTACCGGGGTTTAACTCGGAAGGACCGAATTAAATTTGGCACCCGAATTTTTAACTTGGTTGAAGTCATCAATGTTGATGAACGCGGCCAGATGCACGAGTTACTTGCGAAGGAATCGGTCTAGTGGCCAACGGTATCGACATTCGATTACTCGGTGACAAACAGCTCCAACGTAAATTAACGAATCTCGAACTAGCTGTTCAAAAGAAAATTGTACGTAAGGCATTACGCGCGGGCGCTAAGCCGATGCTCGCGACCGCGAAAGCAAAAGTGAACGTTGATACTGGCGCTCTAAAAGCCAATATAAAAATCAAAGCATTAAAACGTAGCCGTCGCGGGAGTTTTGGCGTTCAGGTTACGACGCCACCGCGAGAAAAATTAGGCATTGCGGCCGATGACCCTGGTTACTACCCGGCAATTCTTGAATACGGTTCCGCGACAAACAGAGCGCAACCTTTCCTAAGACCAGCGTTCGACGACAACCGAAGTAGATCTCTAGATGTTGTGAAAGAAACCATTGCTAGCGGCGTAAGAGGGGCGGTGAGATGAGTTTACTAGTGGAAGGTGTTATCGCGCATCTAAGAGCACAAAGTTCTATTACAGACCTTACGGGGACACGTATTCGAGCATCGCAAGCCGGAGAAGACGACGATTTACCGTACGTGACATTAATCATGGTAAGTGACCCGTCTGTCTATCACATGGGCGGTGCATCGGGCATCGCACAAGCACGTATTCAAATTGACTGTATTGGTTCGCTTCCGCTTGAAGCGACGAACGTTGCGGAAGCAATCCGTTCGTCGATATCAGGCTTTCGCGGAACGATGGGCACTGTCGCTGTTAGACGGTGCCACAAGGCGGACCGAGCTGGTCCGGATTTTTTCCAAGCGCAAGATGGTAAGGACAAAGGTAAGTATCGAATGCGTATGGATTTCATGATCGACTACAACGAATAGGAGGCTGATTAAATGGCAGCTACCGACGTAGGTACAGGAACAGCTATTACGTTCCAAAGCGGTCTCTTAGGTGAGATCACAAGTTTGTCTGTTAACGGACAAGAAATTCCGGTTATTGATGTACCGAATATGGCGGACACAGGTGTGTTTAGCCGAATCTTCGGGCGATTGGCTGCTCCGCCTACGCTTGAAGTTGGTGTCAATTTAGACCCGGACGACAACGTAGCCACGGTGTTAGCGGCGGCTGCGGAATCGGTAACCATTACCTTCCCGACACCGGCGGGCGGTACCTCCGGGGCTACTTGGGTATTCACAGGTAAAGCGACAGGGTTTGAAGCAGATGTCCCCGTCGAAAATGTGATGACAGGAACGTTCACGATCACCGCTACCACGGCAATCACTTACACCGCGTCAACCTAATGATCGTTGATGCGCAAGGTAATCCGTTAACCGTTACATCGGCCCCTTCACCGGGGCCGGTTAACTTAGTTGGAGAGTGGGAGGGCATCACCATGGAAGTCAAATTAATAGAACCTTGGAACGGCTATGACACTGATACAGAAATGACAGTGCGGCCGAACCAAGGACGCTGGTTACTCCGCACAGAACGTGCGATTGAAATAGAGGATAACAACAATGCCGAAGACGAAACGCAACATACAGAAAATTGAAATCGAAGGCGTAGATGATATCTACATCCGAGAACTAAATGCTAAGCAGTTCGCCGAGGTCGCGGACTTACTAAACGGACTCGACAACACAGATTCAACGCAAGCCGCGAACGGTATGGCTTTCGTGTGTTTCCGATCCGTGTGCGATGAACAAGGCACTCCAATTTATAAAAACACTGAGGAAGTATTAGAAGAAACGTTCAGCTTCATCGAAAAGTGCACTGAGGCCGCACTAGAAATAAACGGTCTTAACGCCGATGAACAGCTGGCAGCAGACGTAAAAAACTCCTAAACCGTCCGGTACTTTTCTTCGCATATAAGTTGGGCTTTCACTTAGGTGAGCCCAACCCCGAAGAAATGTTAGAAACCATGACCGCGCAAACACTGCGACGGTGGCGAGCTTTTGACGAAATCACCCCGTTCGGTGATGAACGCGCGGATCTAAGAATGGGTATTTTGGGATCACATCTCGCAAATATTCACATACAAAAAGGTCGGCGATATAAACCGACCGATCTAATCCCCAACTTCCGACGACCACAACAACAATCTGTATCAGAGATGGAACAGGTGATGAAACAGTGGGCGGCTGAAACTAACAGGTTCTTTGAAGAAAATGGCAGTAATTGAAACATTATCAGTTGCATTGACTGCGCGTACCCAACGTTTTACGTCGGGTATCAAAAGAGCAGGTGGTCAGCTATCCCGGTTTTCTAAACGCGTCGCTAAGATCACTGCCAAGGTTGCGGCTTTTGGTCTAGGTCTCACGGGTTTAGCCGGTGGCGGATTGCTTTTGTTCGCAAATGCACAGCGGGATGTTATTGACCAGACCGCTAAGTTTGCTGATGTGGTTGGGCTAAGTACCGAAGCATTAACCGGGTACCAACTCGCGGCAAAGATAACCGGTGTAGAGCAAAGCCAACTAAACACGGGCTTACAACGATTTCAGAAATCGATAGCCGACGCACAGTCTGGTTTATCTACGGCTAAACGAGTATTCCAAAACCTAGGGCTCGATCCAGCGCGTTTATCGCTTTTGTCTATGGACGAAGCGTTCAAGACAGTCGCAGATCGATTACCTACGATTCAAAACCAATTCCAACGAACCCAAACCGTACTTGACCTATTCGGCCGGTCTGGTCTTGCCTTAACGAAACTCCTAGAAACTGGTCGGGATGGTATTAATCGATTTCAAGCCGAAGCGGACAAACTCGGTTTGGCGTTTAGTCGTGTTGACGCTGCCAAAGTAGAAGCGGCCAACGATGCCGTTGCGCGTTTACAAGGATTGTTTACCGGCATATCTCGAACTTTAATCATCGAAGTATCGCCATTCATAGAAGCATTCGCACAACGATTAGTTGATGCCGGCATAACGGGCGAGGGTGTCGGGCAACGTGTTCTACAAGTATTCACACGAGTCGCCAGTACATTGGCTCAAGTCGTAGACATCGTGCATCTTCTGTCGGCCGCGTGGAATGGGTTTCGCTCTGTTGTCGAAGGCGTCACCGGGGTTGTACTAACTGCGCTCGGTGCTATCGCCGAAGGTATTACGAATTTATTAAACAAGATCCCGGGTATTGATATCCAGGGTGAAAACTTCGCATTAACGCTTGGCGCCGACCTAATCAAAGCCGCCGAGAAGTCTTTCGTTAAATCACAAATCAGTTTCGGGAAGTTCAGCGAACAAGCCGCTAGCAACACGGTGAAGGATTTCTTCTCCGGTGTCGCAAGACGAGCCGATACGGCTGCTCAAAATGCGATTAGTCCGGCACAAAATGCAATTGCAGAACAGCAATCGACGAGTGCTAAAAGCAACGATTTTGGTGCGCGGGGTATCGACCTAGGCAATGTATTCGTCGGGGCGTTGAATACCTCTAAACGGCAGGAACAACGCGTTACGGACCCAACCGTTGCCCGGAAACTAGACAGAACGAATCAACTACTCGCCAATATGGTGGGTGGTGGGGGAGCGGTAGCAGTATGACGACACGCACTGAGAATTTCGTAGAGGGGACATCGGTAACCTTAGATGCGCAGGGTTCAACCGCTGTGCGTGTTTTCATACTGCAAGACGTTCCAGGCAACACCGATTCAAAGTTATGGAACGCAACCCAAGATTCACGCATCCCGCCCTACGGTGACCCACACCCGGTAATACCGGGACTACAGGTAACACAGGTGGTAGCAACGCCGCTTAGCGATAGGGACAACGCTCACGTTCGCGTAGAAGTTACTTATTCGGTACCGAACATTAGCGACGACGTACCGTTTGACCAAGATACGACACCTGAAGAAAAAGGGGTGATGTCTTTAAGTGCCGCACTCGTTACCGAAGAAACAAACTTTGATCGCAACGGACGACCGCTATTAGTTCAGTACACCGGCACTTTAGTTGATTCAGAAGGCAACCAAGTGGAAGTCGATAACGACGAACAAATAGCGACGTTGGAAATACCCCGTGTAATGCCGGTGGTTAGTTTTACGCGGCGAGAAACGGAATCGCCTATCGATGCCGTCCAAAGCCTCGTGGGGACAATCAACAGCCGGTCTATTGGTGGTTTTGCAGAGAAGACAATCTTACTAACGAGGATCGACGCTTCTTCGCAAGATGGCGGACTAACTTTCGACGTTACTTACGAATTCCAACATAACGAACGGGGGTGGACATCGACTGTCGCTTGGATTGATCCCGAGACTGATCGACCACCAACGGATGTTACCAGCACCAACGGTCTCGCCGACTACGAGCTTTACAGGGAAGCAGATCACCACTTCTTACGACTACCGTTCAACATCACACGATGACACTTAAATCCACTGATAAACCTTCGATTGTAAAACCGAAGGAATGGTCCGTCGGGGAGCCGTTAACCGCTCGCCGGCTTAATGAACCGGTGAAAGTAATACGCCAACTAATTCGAGGCGTCGAACCTGCGAGACAACTGAAGTCTTCATCTAGGTCAACATCGGTAGATGTCCGTCAATTTAGAATCAAATCAATCGATTTAGATTTCATGATCTGTCGTGAATGGAATGGCACCGCTGAAGGTGATGCAGATTTTATTATCGCCAAACCCCCGCTATTACGGGCGTCGGTTACAGAGAGGACGTTCGGCGTACTTACGGCAACGTATTCGGCAGTTAACAGTACGGGTACTCAACGCACTGCGACTGTTGGCGGTGATAGTGAAACGCAAGTCGTTATCCCGTCTTACGAGGTAGATGATGTTGTATACGCCATTAGAAACGTCAAAGGCGGCACAGGGGCGACACGAGAAGAACTTGGAAACGACATAGCAGTTGACTGGTTAGAACTAAACCAAGGTCGCGCTTGGGCTACGAAGGCGTCCTAAATGGGAAGCGATTTCGACAGCTTCAATGCAACCGGGTTTGATGGATTCATCGACAGTGGTTTCGATGCTCGCGGTGTGGGTGGGGTTCAACCGAAAGGCGACTTGATTTTGGTCGGTACGTTCTCGTCTTTTGATGGGAATACGGTCGATAGTATCTGTACTTATGATTTCACAACCGGAGACATCGACACTACGATAGGCGACCAGATAGGTAGCTTTATCGGGGGTTCCCGACGGGTACTTTTTCATGAAGGAAGCGGCGGGCTCTATTTTGTTTCTGGAACTCGTTTGTATCGTTATTCCTCTGACGGTTTCGGGGATAACATTAATATTGAAGATTGGTTTGAAGGGTGTGTGTGGGGCGACAAGATCGTCGTCATTGGTGATGACGTTAGCGGAAACCAAATCGGTGTATACGATATCAACGCTGATTCGTTTAGCACCTCTGAAATCCCCGACCCAGTAGCGACGGGTATTTACGACGACGTGCATTTATTGCAGGTAAAACCGATCACTATTAACGGTACCGAAATGTTGATGTTCTTCGGATATCAACAACAAAACTTCAACGGTATAAGAACCGCCTACTGTGAAATATGGAACGGCTCTTCTTACCTATATACGCTCGAAGATGACTACCCGGTGTCGGGATTTATGAGCACGACATCCACCTGGGACAGCGATACTGTCGTGAATGGTGAAGATGTATGGTTTACCCACCGCATGACCCGGACAAGTACCGCTACCGGGACAAATGATCATGACTACATCGTACGATGGCGACCCCGCTCTAGTAATTCACAAGGATGGTCGCGACCGGCTGCCGCGTTTCAGTTAGGCCTGGTCAATCCGAACATACCGAATCCGCCGGGTCTGTACATTAACGAATTAAACGGTAGTTTCTACTACACCGGGGCACAAACCTGGGAAGCTAACGACGGTAGCAACATTTTCAGTTTGCGTACGGTAAGACTCGACCAAGGTTTTAGCGCCAGCGGTGGTACGTCGATCACCGATACCGGAGGGTACGACACTGGTGTTGATTTCATGGAAGTCTTACAGGGTGATGCCGCAGGTAATAACTATTTGTTCGCGTCGCGTGACCCGGCCGCAAGTGCGGAGATAACCGGAGGTGGATCAAACATCGACGGCGGTGCAACTAAACGACTCATATTTTTTAACGGTTCTGTTTGGGATGAATTTCCAGCTCAACCAGATAACGGCGAGATTCTCGCCATGCTCCCTTTGAACGCGGACGACATTGTCGATCCGTAATGATCTGAGGTTACATTAAATGGCTACAAAATATTTCACCGGTGAAGCAGTTGCGGTTGCGCAGGTCGCTACAGCGTCAATCGATACGGTAGATGGAACGCCCGCCGATAATACCTTTACAGTAACAATAGGTGGGGTCGCTATCTCTGTAGTTGGAGATACCAACGTAAACACGACGGCCACGAATTTGCGGGCCGCATTAAACGCTTCAACGCATCCTTATTTCGCCGCCATCACGTGGAGTGGTGCGAGTGCTGACATCGTCGGTACAGCGGATGTCGCCGGAGTGCCCTTCGTTGCTACTCTAACTGAAACGGGTGCCGGTTCGGGTACCGTTACAGACTTTGCCGCCACGACCGATGCTGACGGGCCAAACTTTTGGAGTTCCGCCGCCAATTGGTCAACCGGGTCCGTACCAGTAAGCACTGACGATGTAATAATCGAAGGAACATCAACGAACATCGTTTATGGGCTTGCTCAGAGTGCCGTCACTTTAGCTTCTTTAACGATACGCAAAACATTCACCGGGAAGATTGGATTGAACCTCCGAGCTTTCGCCACTTCGGCCGACGCCGATACAGTTGACGCTACGGTGAATGACTACCGAGATGACTATTTAGATATCGGATATGACAATGCCGACATCGGTCAACACGTCGGCCCCGGGCAACCAGCAGGATCGAGTCGTATCAAACTGGATAACGCTAAGGCTGGCGCCTCAACGACAGTGGTTCACGATACCGCTTCCAGTGCATCGGAAACCGGTTTCCCTGCTGTACGTTTGATAGCAGCTAACGCGAACGCGGATGTCGTAGTTCGGGGAGCGCGTGCCGGGGTTGGTATCGCATTAGATGAACCCGGTGAAACAACCACGATAGGCGACCTTGATGTATCGGGTGGTCTTGTGTTCGTCGGTGAGGGTGTAACAGTCACCAACGTTCGTATGAACGGCGGAACAGTTGCAGTGCAAGCCGCTGCAACGATAACGCTTGTCGAAATTGATGATGGTACGTTAACGACCGAAGGCAACTATACGATCACTACTTTGACCGTGAACGGTGGCCAAGTATTTTGTAATCACACGTCGGGCGGCAATGCGATCACAACGCTGAATATGAACGGAGGTAGAATCGACGGTCGCGGTAACTTAGAGCCACGGACATGGGCTACGGTGAATCCGGACGAAGGAACTATCTTAGTTGATGACGGTGTCGTAACTATTACGACGTTCGATGCACCGGCGGGGTCGAAAACTATTTCGGTAAGCTAATCCCTGAATTTTTCACGAAGTGATTGACATGAGATCTCGAATTTGATCTTATGTGCATCCGGTGGAGGAGACTCCGCCGCCCCTAAGCTAGCTGCACACTAGCAAGGCTTCGGTTTAGATCGCACATGCGATTTAACCTTAACGGGTTTTGGACCTGGCTTAGCGCCTTGTCTGACTTTCCGTTTTACCGTCTTACATGGTTTTCTCATAGTATGAGTTCCTTGTATTAGACGATGGGGTGAGCCCATCGCTCCGAGAACACCCATTGCCCTCGCTGCCTATCAAGGGATTAGTAACTCAGAGCAATTAATAAAACGGCGGAGCCTCCATAGCAGACGCTATTTTACCCCAAAATACCCCGTGGACCCTAAAGATTTGGTCGTGCTATTTAAGTCGGTGACCAAACGATACGAATCCCGGTGTCACGAGATCCACAATCGCTACACTTCAATCGTGGTGCAAAGTAATGGTGGTAAAGATTACGACTTTTGGTCTGAAGACATCATGTTTAGCTAGCCAGTACGGGATAGCCCTTCGCTAACCGCAGCAAGCGCCCCAACGAAAACTATGACCGCAACCATAAAATTAATGCTCAATTGGTGTGAGCGCTTAGCTGGCATTTCGGATAAGAATACGGCGAAAATCTTGTAGACAAATAACCCTAACGTGATAAAAACTAAACTTTTTGTTTCAGGTGTGTAGTAAACGGTTAACCAAACACACAACAGCATGAAGTAGAAAGCCGGTACGTTGAAATCATAATCTGTCTTGTGATTTAAAATTATTCCTCTTAAATGCGAAAACGATACTAGTGAGAGTAGCACTATCGCGTCGACATCCAGTTCGCTTAACTCTCGCTTAACCGAGAGCGACAAGAAGTTAGCTATGGGTTTTGTGAAATTCCGGTAGAAATCGATGGTATTCGAAAGAAAACCTTTTAACGCGAAGACATTATCAGCCAACGAAGCTAATGATAAAACGGAAGACGCAAACGCGACCGCAAGTAAAACCTTGGTTAGCGGTTCCAGCGCCGACCATACACGTTTTAGCTCGTCGTAATCGTCCTTAACTGACATCTGGTGACCAAACGATACGAATCCCGGTGTCCCGAGATCCACAATCGTTACACTTCAACCGAGGTGCGAGTGTCGATATCTCAATATCGCCAAACTTTTTCATAATACTTTCGCACGGTAGTTTCTTCATCACTCCACAGCTATTACACACGCCACAGATATCGTGATTGCTGGTTAAGTCTGAAAGATGACTTAAACTCGTCTGCACGTTTAGCGCATACTAGAATATAGATTTTATCTGATGCTGCAAGAAAGGTATTCCAAGCCACCAAATTGCCGCACATGTGACAAGTACGATGGCGGAATCAAGTAGTATCTTTTGTCTTCGCGTCAAACTTTACGTCTCGCCATCGATGAACCCATAAAGCCAAGTGATGTTACTGCGACGGCAGTGAACCAGCAAAACGCAAACGCTGCTGCGTATATCCACACCTTATCGACGCTGTACGTATTGAAGAGAGTGAGACCTACAACGAATGCGACCATCGCCCCGATTGAATTTAAAGTGAAGTATCTTGCTCGATATGACTGTTCGTAATCCATTTTCCGTTCTCCTCGACCCCCTAAGGGCCGTCAATATCTACGCCATTCGCACCTAACGCGCCGACGATATCTTCTGTGACATTGAAATCAATGCCATACGGATTTGCGGCCGATATCGTGTAGATGGGAGATGCAGCCGGGTCGTAGTTAATGTTTCCACCGAAAGGGCTACTAAGTATCGTGATTGCCACTGGCGGAGTGTAAGGGAATCCAGCCCTGATCGCGTCAGAATAGACTTGGTTTTTCATCGTACGGATATTGTCGTTAAGTATTTGCATTTTTGAGGGAAGCGCACCCGAGACAACTAATGGTGCCGTTAGAGCTTCTTCGTTCAACACGACAACTACATCGTCAAAGGGCGTCGTTTCACTGTCAGAGAAATTCGCAGCGATTAAATCGCCATCCGCATCTATATTTTCTAATTCGTTTATTGCTGTCGCCACAGGGTTAGGTAGAGCGTTACCGTCCCGAGTCCGCCCTCCTGAACGATTAGCGCCGTGAGAGAAAAATGCGACAACACCATCGGTGATCAAATTTACTGCGCCATTGCCTAATGTAATGTACGAAGTAACATCCCCCGGTGCCCAACTAACAGTTGTCCATGAATTCGGCATGGTCGCTTCTTCAATTACAAGGTACGTGAATTGCATCGCCCAACCGTCGGTAACTTCACCTAGCCCAACACCTAACGTTTGAAACGGTAAAGCACCCCGCAAGATACCTGTGGCACCTAGTTCTAGGTTCACGCAATCTTCGGCCCCGTAATTGACGTTGGTGCGGGGGAGCGTTGGGTCGGCTGGGCAGGGGAGTTCGCCATTCTGTGCCAAGTAGTTGCGTAATAGGTCAGCGACGAAATCTGTTCTCAAGCCTGTTTCGGCAATACCAGAGTTGACACGCTGAACTCGATACATATTGATCGCGCCGACCGCTAAAGTACTGACGATGGCTAAAACGATAGCCGTCTCGATTAACGTGAAGCCTTTCTGTAATGTGTTCATACGTTTCGCTCGATTCATCCGATAAGTATAAGATAGATGAATGAAAAAACTGATGCGCTGAGATACTTCCCAATTACGACGAAATGTCGCACGGGGAATTCACGGGTCTGAGTTGCGCAAAGTAGGACATTGTTAGGCAGAAACAAGCAATGGGCACGGCCTAAATTATTGATTTTAAAGGCTTGCTAGAACGGATACCGAACTTCGAACCAGGTGGTCGGAGGTTCGAATCCTTCTGGGCGCGCCAAAATACACATTTGTTTTCAGTTAGTTAGCCGCAATTGCCGTTGCGGCTTTTCTTTTTACCATATGCAGCACGGGAGATTCACGGGTTTGAGATCCCAAAATGCGGTTACTCGCCTCGTATAAATCTATCAATTCCGGTACTGAATAATGATCAGTAACGTCGCCGCTACGGTGACCCAACAACACTTGTCTTGTGTCTTTCGGTACACCCGCTGCACGTAGTCTTCGACCAAACGTGTGCTTCAAGTTATGCGGTCCCTTCAAGTAATCACCACTCGTTGGTAACCCCGCATCCTTCCACGCTCGTTTCCAAGCGCTGTTATGCATCATCGGTAACGTTCTACCTTTGTAAGTGAACACGTGCGTGGGGTGTTTTCCGCGCATTGATTCCACTACATTGCCGGCAGTGTCGTTACAAACAATGATTCGATCATGACGATTCTTCACTTGCGAACCCCGAGCTTCGGTAAGCGTTACGCCTGACGGTATGAGAAATACCACAGGATCAAAACCCGGAATATTGATTTCCCATTCCCATCGCAACCCGCAAACCTCTGCCTCACGTGACCCCGAATTAACTTTATACAAAGCCATTCGAGCTAAATGCACCGGTAGTTCTTTTAGCAATTCCGCCTGTTCCGACCAATCTAACGGGTACGGCGATTTGCTATCGGTTACCGGTAGCATCTCGATGTATGGAGCCTGAGCCAGCCAAGTTAAGCCGGTATCGTCTCGCCACATCCGAGCGCACAAGTTCAAAACTCTACGAACGACACCCAACGCTATGTTGATGGTTTTCGCTCGTCGTCCTTGCTTCTGTCTATCAGCAATAAACGGTCGCAATGTTTCCATGTGAACCTGATCCAAAGGTAGACTACCTATATACGGATCAAGTTGTTTCAGGTGCCGTGCGATTTCATCGATTCGTGTCCGGTGTAAATTTTCCTGTATGAATTTAGTAGCAGCTTGCCGCCAAACTCTCACCGGTCGTGAACCGAATAAAACTATATCGGCGATTTCACGCGTTCGTTTTGCTAAGTACCTTTCGGCGTCTTCGAGGTTGCTAAGTCCAGTGCTTTCGCAAAGTCGTCTTCCGTGGATGACCTTGTCGATTTGCCAGACGTTGTACCTTTTGGACAAGCCGGGTGTTTTCTTTCTACCCATGTAGTGCGTCCTCCTTCTTCGGCCGGACGCCCATTGCACTGCTTATACTCATCTAGTGCGGCGTCAATTTCAAGCCGATCAAATGCAATGCCCTGTTTGCCAATAGGAATTACCGTAATTTTGGGACGGATGGTGTCGTTGAATAGCGTTCGAGCCATCCCGCAATAGCCGTGTGCGTCTCTCGCTCGAATGAAGCGCGGATTAAGCTGCATCGCCATCGCTGCCGCGAATCGGAACTACCGGGGCCGGGGGATCTTCGTTTGGTGGCGGGTGTCCGTAAGTCGTGTAGTACGCCCTTCGAGACGCTGCGCGCATTTCATCAATCATCGAGCCAACGGTATCCAGAAAATCTATTCGTTCTAAATCACTTAACTCGATAAAAGTTTCACTCATTGCGCAATTAGCCGAATCCGCTTCACGATCCCAAGCGAACCCTAGTATTATTTCGGTTTCCATCATTTTTAGTTACTCCTAGTTAAACCCAATCGACTCTCTTACCTAGCGGAATTCGATCATCGAATCGAAAGTACATGCCGGTCTCGCGCATGATGAAACCCCACTCGGTTTTGTTTGCGAGTTGAAGCCAAAGCGAGAAGGTGAATCGCGGCCACCACACAATTCGATGCACAGTGCTAGCGTTCATGACGTAAGGGACGAAGGGGAGATGCCATTTGAAATAAGTCTCACCGGTGGGCAATCTTCGTTCTTCCTTGAACGGACCCAATGGTATCGACATCATTAATTCATGCCGGTGGCAATGAAAGAATCGCTTGTCTTCTTCATCTAGAAATCGTTGAACGAATAAAGCGGCCCACGATTGACCGTTACCGAACACTCGCCACTGTTCCATTTTCGCCCCGTCTTTCTCTTCATCTTCGTGGGGAATGACTCGGTGACGACTATTAATAAACGCTTTCAGTTGTTTCAACATTAATGAAACCTCCTAGCGGTAATTCGTTGAACCATTTGCGCTTGCCGTACCGCGTCGGCTACTGCAATGTGTTTGGGTAGGTTGGGGTTGTCGTACAGGTCTGCAAATTCGGCTTTGTGGTCAACATCCCGAAATAAGGTTCTCGTGCATCGTTCGTCGCGCCAATGCCAAGGTCGTTCTATACATAGTTCGTTGAACCAGTAATTGAGGATGACCAAATCGAAGTTCGCACCATGCGCCCAAATCTCCTTCGCCTTAACGTCTTTGTAGAATTCATGGAAACCCATCAACCCGTGAGCCAAAGGTACCGGGGGAGGGCTTAACAGCGCGTGGCGTGCGATGTCCGGTTGGGTAAGCCACCATCTGACTGTGTTCTCGTCATAATGTCCGAGACCGTCGAGACCTTCGGTGCTGGTATTCAATGAGAACACATGTTCAAACGCTTGAGATTGTTCGGCAGGATCAAACGCAACCGCACCGATCTGGCATATCGAACCCTTGGGAGACCCTCCAAAGGTTTCGATATCCACCATTACGGCAATCATTCTTTCGCCCCCGGTGCTTTACCCGTTGGTCTATCGTCGTAGTCACCTAACCGGCGTTCCTCGTAGGTGACGAGGAACATTAGGCAACAGGCCGCGTGCCACAAATGTGAGAAATTGGTTTCATCATCGAAAGTACCGAACAAGAAGTTACGGCAGGTGGGAGATTTTCCCGCCCACCAGGACCATAAATGCCGCATACAAGCGCCGAATACTCGGGAGTAATCCAAGCCATCTTCCCAGTTACGATCAGCATATTTCTTAGCACCGAACGTGAGGATTTCCCCGACAGCAAAGATAAATTCGGAACTGATAAGTTCTAAACGGATTTTGTTTTCATCGTGTTTAACACCAGTCATTCTATTTGTCCTCTCTTAATGCGATTTGCAAGTTCGTTAGCCGCACGTGTAATTGGTTGGCGGCGTCTACTGCGAGCGTTGCTCGCGCTAATACTTCGGCCGAAAGGTCTTCTGCCAAAGTAAGTGTTTCGGTCGCGATTTTGAATTTAGCCGCCGCTACTTCTAGTAGGCGAACGGCTTCGTTTACGGTCTCTTTGTTATGTACTTCGGGCATGGGTATTTACTCCGCTACGTTTCATTCTTTCCATTAGTAGATCCTGGACACTCGCTTTGGCGACTAAACTATTCAGGATGATTTCATGTACGGTGTCGGCAACAACTATCGTGTGAATCGTGACCGTCGAACTACGTTGACCGGGACGCCGAAGCCGTGCGTTCATCTGTTCGTATATTTCTAGGTCTCGACTAGGGATAGGACCGAACCAGGTCATCACATTCCCGCCATCTTGAAGATTCAAACCGAGACCCCCGGAGCCGGGTTGCACGAAAAGTAAATCTATTTTTCCTGAATTCCAGTCGCGCACGGCGTCTTCGTCTTCAGTTAGCGTTACACCGTGGGGATATCGTTTCTTAAGTTTCTCTAGATCGAAGTTGAACCAGTAGGCAACGAGCATCGGCGCCCCGTTAGCCTCTTCGATAATTGAATCTAAGGCGTCGAGCATCAAGTCGTGAACGTTAGTCCACGTGCGATCACCATGTGCGTTATCGTGATAGACAGCGCCGTTTGCGAATTGAATGCACTTAGCGACGGCCGCCGAAGAATAAAACACTTCAATCGGCTGACCTTCCAGTTCTACATACATGTCGTGTTCGAGACACAAGTAATCTCGTTTCAAATTTGCGGGGAGATGAACCGGAATGACGTTATCGATTAATTCCGGTAACTCAATGTGATCAGCCGTGCGCATCGACAGACAGATATCTTTGCACGCGTTGTGTATTTCATCGTCGGCGTCCGGTAAGGGTTGATACTTTTGCCACTCTCGGGCACCTATCTGTTTAAACCACTTAGTACGAAATGCGCCGAGTGTTTTCCCGAGCCGTTCGCCTCTGTCCAACAAATAGATTGGCATCCATAGATTGATAAGTCCGTTCGGGGCGGGGGTGCCTGTTAGTTGTAAACAACGATCAACATGTTTCATTGCTTTCGTGCGATATGCCCGAACCCTTTTAGCCGCATGGTTTTTCATTCGGGTAGATTCATCGAATATCACCATGTCAAACGGCCAATCTTTGCCGCACCACTCGCACCACCACGCCAACATTTCATAGTTGACGATAAAAACATCGTAGTGGGGGAGTACTTGGGGTAGCAGCCTTTTGCGTTCGGCCGGTGAGCCCTGCAATACCGTGTATCGAATGTCGGCAAATGCATCCCATTTGTCGATCTCCGCCGGCCATACGTCAGTAACAACGCGTTTCGGGGCGACGACTAGAACTTTCTGTACCTCATTACAAACAAGTAGGTGATTAATTGTTTCTAAAGTAATGGCGGTTTTCCCTAAACCCATTTCAAGCCACAACGCACTGTTCTTCGTTTGGTAAGCGAACTCCACTGCGGTGCTTTGATAGGTTTTTAAGGCTAGAGTTTGAGCCATCGTTTTATCCTTCTCTTCCAAACGGCCCACAACCCAACGATTTCAACCAACATGGCATCGACAGCCGGTTTGCTATCGACGACATACACGGGAAACCCCAAGCGACGTAATCTTTCATGCTCGCGTAGTTGAGCCGGAGTAGCTTTCTTTCCTGTCGCTTTGCATTCAACGAAAAAACAAAAACGAAAAGGTAGAAGCACCAGTCGATCAGGGACGTTTCTTCGATTAGGTGATGAGAATTTATAGGCAAAACCACCAAGCCCCTTAATTTCGCCGTATAGATAGGATTCGACATAACTTTCACGCATTAAACTTGTCGGTTTCGTTACCCCAGTTATCCCAACCTGGAAACGTTTCCCGCGCAAACAATTCGATGCGTGGGACATCTCCCATTAGTTGAACCAGGGATTCGCGGACTTCATCCGGTTTACGGGAGTGTTCGCGGGTGGGGGCGTGTACGAGCTGTCGCACGCTCGCCGATACTCGTTTCGGTTTGCCTTTAACAGCGAACAAACAGTCCTCGGTGTTAGCGCGAGTCCAGTTGCCCATACCGAAATGGTCTTTGCCGGTTTTAGTGAGTTTGTGCCAGGTGAAACCCTTCGTGGTTTTAATCGTGAAGCCCCAACCCTCGACCACTCGTAGTGCTTCCCGGGGCATCGGGGCAACCCACCACATCGCGAGTAAACAGTCGTCAGCGGCTATTTCATCGATAGGAAGTGCACAGAGTTGGCCGAGGGTCATCACCGGATACTTAAACCCGGCCCCACGCTTGCCGGCGACCGCTTTGTCTTTGTACTGCCAAGGCGGGTCGGCGTAGATCAACTGGTATCGTCTAGTCATCGCCCAACTTCCAGCTATCAAGAGTTTCATTCCAGCCATCGACCAGGTCTTTCCTTGAGATTTTTTTCTCTGCAAATTGTCTGCATAGTGATCGTTGGAACGGTGAGAAGTCTTCTACGGTTAGTTTGCAATCAACGTCCTGCCACCTACGAACAAAATTACGAGCGGAAATTTGGCCCTCGCAAAATTGCAACGCGACCTTCTGTTTTTCTTTGTCTATTTGTTCGGCGTTAAAATTCTTGATGTCTGTATCGAGCGATTCGTCGAGACTATCTAACTCGGTGAGAATCGAATCGATTTTGTCTCTCATCGAGTTAAATTCTTCGCTAAATTTTGCGGACCTTACGAGGTTGGTAGCATCTTGATGGGCAAATCGGGTTTCACGGAGTTTTAGAGACACGTGTTTTAGCGCTCGTCGAGCACACGAGATGTTCTTAGATATTGGCGTTCCTCTGTGAAAACGTTTTTCACGATTTAGAGCATTTCTTCTATGTACGTTTACGTTCATCGTTTTTATCCTTTTCTGTAGAACTGCGATTCATACCCTTCAGCCGCGAGCGGTAAGTCGGGACACCAGTCTGGGTTTTGGGCGAGCATTGAACTTAGGGCTTTATGTGAATAAGCCGCCGTGTCTTCACACTCGGTGACAACTTCGTCATGCACGGTGAGAATTGGCGCGTATCCGGCGCGATTGACCAGTTGCATACCTTCGGCCAATACATCACGCGCAACGGCTTGTGTGACGTTCTCCACGAGCTTGCCGCCGTATGTGGGGATGCGGACCCATTTGCCGTACACGTTGCCTAAGTAAGACAACACGGCGTTTGTGCGACCGCGATCACGTACTAGGTTTACTTGTGGTTTGTGGTAATTAAGAAATCCGCCGGACGGAAGTTTCGCGATTAGCATCGGGATTGTTCGGGTGTCGTAGACCCACTGCACTTTCCCGCATTGATAGACACGACCCGGTTTCTCGACAGCGTTTATCGCTGCGTCTTGCGTGCCGTACCAGTACTTAACGATTGCAGGGTGCGCTTTACGCCAAGCTTTCACCGTTTTGACGATTTCATCTTCTGATAAGACAACACCAAAGGTTTTCGCCATAGTGTTAAACGCACCGACTGCACCCTGAAAACCACACGCAAGCTCAACGGTTTTACCGATTTGTCGTTGCGCTTTTGTGACTTCTTCGATGGGGATTGAAAAAGATCGTGAAAAAGCCACGTAATACAAATCAGGTCCGTCGCCGGCGTCGTACAGTTGGTAGGCTTCTAGCTTCCAACCTTCGCTAGCGAGCCACGCTAGAACGCGGCCCTCTATATTGGCTAGGTCGGATACGACAAGCTTGTGACCCGGGAATGCTGCGATACAGGCACGAATTGCCGACATCGTTACTTCAATTGGGTCGCTGTAAAAGGGTGCTACATCACCGTCCTTGATAACTGAAACCAAGGCGCCCACCTCACAGTCATCAAAGACGGGACGTAGCATGTTTTGTGGTTGCAGCAGCCGACCGGCCCATCTTCGGGTTCGGCCGGCGCCACAAAATTGTAGGGAGCCGCGTAAACGACCGTCATCCATCAATGCCGCTAATGCTGCTTCGTATTTGGCGATGGATGCCTTACCGGCCTGCGACCGTATTTCGATTACTCGCCGGACTTTGGGGTGTAAATCATCCCGCGCGAGTAGTTTCGGGATCACATCTTTACTTAACGAATCGATATTTAGATCGTGCTTATCGAAAAACTTCTTCATCTTGGCGACTTGTGATGCTTCGGTGACTTCGCCTTTGGTGATTGTTTCTAGTTCAACGTTTAGTTCGTCGAACGTTTTCCGACTCATCTTGATGGCTGCAACGGCGAGTTCTTTGTCGATTGGCAACCCACGATCATTTATCTCCTGATCTAGTAGCCAGTATTTCCGCTCAACGATATACCCCCGTCTAGGCAGCGAATCCCACAACTCGCGTACGAGTTCAGCATCCCGTAAACAATATTCAATAAAGCGAGACCATTCTCCTTCGTGTGTCTCTCTCGTGTATCGGTCAGCTTTGTGGTTCTTCCCTGCGGGTTTGCAAAATCGATTAATCAATTTTGCGCCGTCCTTTATCTTTGCTTTATCGTCACTCATACCGAGCGCCGCACATAACGTTTCAAGTTTCCCAGGAAGGCCACCGGTGAGCGCTAAGACCATCGTGCATTGCCAGCGACTTAGGGGCACAGTCCCGATTTCCTCGGGGTAGAGCGTGCCTAACACCCTGCGTTCGAAGTTTGCGTTGTGCGCGCAAAGCTCGTGCCCATCTGCAACGACTTTAAAGAAATGGTCTAGCGAATCACCGGCGGTTAAGTCGACCGTAATTAACGGTCCATCGTCAACGCAATAGCAAAGAAGCATCAACTCGCAGAGCGTCGCGTACTTATAGGCGCCCAACGATTTGATGTCCTGCGTACAGAACGTTTCGATGTCGAGATAAATCATTACCAGTGCAGCGACACTAGAAAGACTATTATTATTGTTAGAGCCACGTTGATTAGCACTTTGTTAACCCGTAATGCCGGTACGTGGTTATATCCTCGTCTTCGTTCTTTCATTGTTATTATTCCTCCGTTAAAAAAGGCCCGACTAAATAGTCGTAGTGGGTTTTGTATGAGTAGTAGCTAGCACCCACCGAACCTAGATAGTCGGGCGCGTCCTCTAGATG